ATCACAGCGACAAACTTTCGATAATACTCAATAAATGTGTTTAAAATTACAACGAAATGTAATAAATATTTCATAAGGCAAAGGTGATCTATGAAAAAACACACACGTACCATATTAGAAGAAATTAGTAGAGTAGTTCCTACTAGTAGTATGAATAATTTAGTTGAGACTCGTGCTGGCCACGTTATATCATCTGCTATAAACATTACTAAAATGATCTATGAATCATACGATGAAGCAGTTGCAGAAGACCTGGTAAAGAGATTTGTTAATAGCATAAAGACAGCAGATCCAAAGAAATTTGAGCGTGGAATAAAAAAGGTAAAAGAGTCCAAAAACAATGAAAGCTAATGATCTATTAAACGAAGATCCAAATTTACATCTTACACATTTAGAAGATTTGGCATTATTTCAAGGTAAAGCAGGTGCCTTAAAAGCTGTCGCATTTTTACGAAACCTTACTGATCTAGCAAAAACATCAAGTACTAAAAAATTCAATGTAACTATAAAGTGGGATGGCTCACCGGCAATTGTGTGTGGTATTGATCCAAGTGATGGCAAGTTTTTTGTTGCTACAAAAAGTGCATTTAATAAAGACGCAAAGCTTAATAAAAGTATAGAAGATATTACAATAAATCATCCAGATGCAAGAGATACAAGTAAGCAAGGATTAAGAGATAAGTTAGTTGTAGCTTTTAATAGTTTACAAAAATTAGGTATAAAAAATATTTTACAAGGTGATTTACTTTGGACTAAAGGAGATTTAAAAACAATACAATACAAAGGCGAGCCATATGTTGCATTTAAGCCAAATACAATAACTTATGCTGTTCCAAAAAATATGGAACTAGCTCAGCAAATTCAACAAGCAGATTTAGGTATTGTTTTTCATACTAGCTATTCCGGGAAAAGTTTAGATAGTATGACAGCAAGTTTTGATATTGATTTAGAAAGTTTAGCTAAGATACCTGAAGTTTGGTATGATGATGCTTATATAAAAGATTTTACTGGAGTAGTAAATCTTACACAAGGCGAGTATGCCAATGTTAATCAGTCAATTGCTGATGCTGAAAAATATATTAATGCATCAGGCAATATTTTTGATTTTTTAGAAGCTAATGAATTAGGTAAAGATTTTAAACAACTTGTTCACGCAAATCATAACAATATGATTAAAGCTGGAAATATTACACAAGACCCGTTAACATTTTTTTATAACTTTGCTAAAGACTATGAAGCAAGAGTTGAAAAAGCAATTGAAAAATTAAAAACAGGCACAGAAGGACCAGCTGGCCAAAGAAGATTATTAGCATTAGAGCAATGGCGAAATTATTATATGGCAAATAAGACTAATATTCAAAATTGGTATAGTGCTTGGTTAAAATTAACAGCAATCAAAAATACATTATATCAAAAATTAAAAAATATTAAATCTATTGACGCTTTTGAATTACAAGGCGATGATTATGTAGTCAGAGATCAAGAAGGATTTGTTGCAGTAGATCACGTAGGTAATGCAGTTAAAGTTGTAGATAGATTAGATTTTTCTAGAAAGAATTTTGCCAAAGAAAGTTTTACACTAGTTAATAATTTAAGTGAAAGTAGAGCTTTTAGATCAAGACAAGATTTAGGAAAAAATTCAGCATCTGAAAATGGTGAATTAGTTTATGCGTATTGTTTAGCATTATTAGTTTTAACAGGAGAATACAAATATCAAAAAATTGCAAAAAATTATATTATTAGAAGTATGAGTTATGGTAATTATGATTTCTTTAGAACTAATGGAACAGATTTATATTTGTTATTACATAGTATTGTAGGCACAGGATCAATAGTAAACTTTACTAATAAGCGAAGCAGTAAAGAGTATATTGGTAGACTACAACGACATTATACAGATATAAATCATTTATTAAGATATATTTCAACAGATACATTTTCAAGAAAACAAACGTCAAGTATGTTGATTAGATTAGAAACACAGTTAGCTGTAAAGTCATCTGATTTGAAAAAAATAAGAAGATTTGTTTCTGACTGGGATCGTTTAAAAGAAAAAGAAAAATATAATGTTACTATTGATATAATGCAATATATGAGACACAATGTTTCTAGAAGTGAATTATATGGAATATTACAAAGTATGGTTAGAGAAAGAAATCTTAGAGATAGGCATACAGTGAAGCAAAAATCGTTGCCTAGGAATGTGGCAGTAGGAGCAAGAAGAAGATAATGTATTCTTTAAATACAAGTAAGAATCAATATATGCAAGTGAGTGAAGATCTTGAAGTTTATAAGATAATTACAACTTTACCAATAGATTATCAAAATAATGATTTAAATTTTGATAAAGAAAAAGATTTTGATCATTTGCATCAGTTAATTACTATGTATGGAAAAATATTATTTTTCTCAAAACCACGTAGATCTACATACAAAGGTAAACAAGTATATGAAGTGACATTTGGAGTTGAACAGAAGAATTTATTTGAGCTAGGAGCAAATCCAGTAGGAGTGTTAGAAAATCGTTTAAATAATGTGATTTTGTTTAGTGATACAATATACACTCAAGGAGTAAATACAAACATATGGATTATTAAATTTTAAGGAGAAACGAGAGAGATGGAAAAACCAGCAAAACCAGTGATAGCAAGTTCTACAGCAAATCCCAAAGAAACTGTGGAATATGGTAGTTTAGAGGTTCACGTAGCTTTAAGTCGTGAGCGTCACGAGGTTATCGAAAACAGGTTTGATAGAGTTGAAGCCCATATGGTAAAATTAGAAGATAGTATGGATAAAGGCTTTGAGAAAATGCAAAAGATTATTTTATGGTCTGCTGGTACAATGTTTTTTACATTAATTTCTATGCTCGTTGCAACAATACTTAGATAAGGAATAACAATGCTGATAAAAGACATAGTAGGAGAAGGCACACCGCAAATATACGGAAAGTATAAGAATCAGCTTAAGAGACGATATAGATGCCAAATGGGTCCAAGGAAAGGCAGAATAGTAGCCGACCCAGCCACGTGTACAGCACCAATAAACATTGGTAAAAGAATGCAGATGAGAGCTACTCGTGCCAAACGTGCGACAATGATGGGCAAGTTATCACAGTTTACTAAAAAATATAATCCAACTTCTAAAATTGTTAAAAAGTTAAATAAACAGATTAAAAAGAGAAGAAAACCTACTCAAACGAAAAATACTTTGGCAAGGACATCAGGGAGAAGTTAATGTTTATTAGTGATATTATAAATGCTGGAATCCGTGAAGCCAAGTTAATATATGGCCGAAAAGGTAAAGAGGTAGTAAGAAAATATCGTTGTACATTTGGTAGAAAAAAAGGTAGAATTGTTAGTAATCCTTCTGTTTGTAGTGCTCCTTTAGATCTTAAAAAACGTTTTGTTATGAAAAAAATGAAAGCTAGAATGGGTTCTAGATTACAAAGAAAAATCAGGTTTTCTAAAAAGTTTAATCCTGCTTCACGTAGGGTTAGGGCATTAAACAAGTCATTAAGACGAAGATAATACTTGATCTTTGTTAATAAATTTTGTATATTAATACTATAAATGAGATATAATAATAGATATAACAAATATAATAATAGCAATCCACACGGAAGTGGTGACCCATATGATAGAAATGTACAATATTGTGTGCCAACCTTTCCAGATTACCCTTCTCTTAATTCTGCAATAGAACATTTTAAAGTTATGAAAATAATTGCTAGATGGGGTCCTCCAGGAGTGCCACCAGTAAAATTTCTAGATCATATGGAATTGCAGTTAAAGAAATTTAAAGGACAAAAAGATGTTCATAAAGAAAAAGTTCAACGTATTAGAACTATGTTGGACAAGTTCGATCATATTACTAGTAGAGTTATTAAAGATACTATAGTAAAAAATATAGATAATCCTGCATTTAATGAAGCAATATCTACTAAAAAACGTGCTGATGGAGTTGAAGTGGGTAATTATATTATTCAAGTTACTAAGAAAAAATATAAAAGCTATAATATTATTAATAAATTAAATCAAAATATATTGTATACTGAAATTAGATTGTACGAAACAGCATATATGATTGTAAAAACTTTAATAAATGGAGCTAATAAAGACTCAGAAGAAATTGAACAGTTGTTAGATGAGAATGAACATTATAATGGAATAGCCAAAAACATATGGTTCGAATCACTTAAATTACGTGACAGATCGTTGTCAGAAGAAGAAAAAGGTATGGCTACACAGACTATAAATCAGCTAGAGGAAGAGTTACTCGATATAAAAACTCATATAAAAGGTAATTACAATGAGGAAATTAATAGCTCAGATGTATAAATAACATTGTTATGAAACTAAACGATCTTAAATCCACATACGAATCACGAATAGCTAAAGTAAATCGTTGGCTTGAAGAAACTTATGGTTTTAAAGTGTTTGACAAAGTTGCTATAGAAAAATTATATGCTACTAGAGAAGCTTTAGACAAGCAACGCGAAGAGCTTAAAATGAGTTTACCTTTTAATTCTTACCACGAAAATCCTCAATATGCAAAAAACATTCTTTTATCAGAAGCTATTGTTTTAATGATAGGACAAATTGATGATGAAGAGATGCGAAGAAAACCAGATGATGATAATGAAGACGGTGAAGATAGTCCATTATCAGATGTAAATATTGACGGTCAAGTTCCGGCAAGTGAAAGCAAACAATCTGTTAAAGAAGACGGTGGTTTAGAACAAGCTGAAACTGTTTTAGCTTCGAAAAATTTAGTTGATGCTTTACAAAGTATGATTGAAGATCTTGGTAAAATGCAAAATGATGATTTAGGTGCAATTGTTGATCAAATGCAACAACAATTTGGTGCAGATAAAGCCAGTTCGTTTAATGGAAATGTAAACGAAATTATTGACAATTTATTAAATGCGGCTAGAGAAGCCAAAGAGAGTGTTAACAATGAAGTATTAATACTTCAAGGCGAAGCACCTGCGACAGGTAGTACAGGTATGACAGACCCAGAAGCAGATGTATCATCTATGGATGATGATTCTTTAGAAATTGAAGAACCAGCAGATAGTGATATAGCATCTGATGGTGACGATGCGGCATCAGGACCACTTGATGAGCCTCTTGGTAGAGCCAAGAAGGCATAATGTTAGTTAGAGAAATCTCAGAAAATTATATTTCAAAATTGCGTACTGACGCACTTAATCTTCTTGTGAGATTAGTTGCTAAAGGTAATGATGAAATTAACACTGATTCAATGGCAGATGAACTTAATAAAATGGGCCATTCTGTAAATGTTAACTCTTTAGCTGATTTGGTAAAAAATATGGCAATGGTTAAGAGCATAAATCAAGATAAAATTACCCTAAAAACAAATTCTAATTTGACACAACACAGTAAAGATGCTACAATGGATAATGAAAAGGCAGTTAATAAACTTGCTAAAAAAACCATTGATAGGGATCTTTAATTGACTAAACTACTTGTAGAAAAATTTCAATATAAAAAATTAAAAAGAACAACAATAAACGGTAAACGTCATTATGTTGGTGAAGACGGTAATCCTGTTCCGAGTGTTACTACAATTTTATCCCATTCAAAAGATATGACAGGTCTTAATGCTTGGAAGAGAAGAGTAGGTTATGCAGAAGCACAAAGAATAGTAACTGAAAGTGCTAATTTAGGTACAGTTACTCATAAACATTTAGAGTCGTATGTTGAAGGTGTAGAACGCCCTACCGGTACAAATCAAGTATATCAAAAAGCAAAAGGATTAAGTGATATTATTATTGATCAAGGCTTTGATAAACTAAATGAAGTTTGGGGTGTTGAGCAGGGGTTGTGTTTTCCAAATTTATATGCTGGAACGGCCGATATGGTTTGTGTATATGATGGATTGCCAGTTATAGGTGATTTTAAAACAAGTCGTAAAGTTAAAAAGAGAGAATGGATAGATGACTATTTTGTTCAATGTGCCGCTTATGCCTTAGCACATAATGAAGTTTATAACACAGATATACAAGCAGGTTTAATATTCATTGTATCACATTCTGGTGAATATCAGCAATTTTTAGTCAAAAATAGCGAATTTAAAAAATATACAGATATGTGGTTAGACAAAGTTGAACAATATTACAAAGCTACTAAATAGTATTATATAATAGGTTTATGAGATGACAACAACATTTGTAAGATTAAAAAATAGAAGAGGAAATCGTACTGATTTACCTCAGCCATTAGCTGAAGGTGAAATTGGCTTCGCATTAGATACACGAGAATTGTATATTGGTGGGGGTGACCAATCTGCTAGAAACAGAATGGTGCAAGTAGGTAATTTTTTAAATGCACAGGCAACTGTACAGAGTTTAATTAATACTAGATTAGTTGTTTTTCAAATGGCATCAACTGAAAGTTTTGTAGGTGATGGAACTAATGGTAGCTCAACAGTTTTAAATGGTGGTACAGCATTAGTATTTCCAACTGGAAAGTCATCTTTAAATTTTGGTTCAGATGATATTATAGTAACAAAATACAATATTAATAAAATACCAGGTCTAGTTTCAACTAGTTCATACTCAGTTGGTGTAGCAGGTACAGATTTAACTATAACATTTAACGCCGCAGGTATACCTGAAAATAATACTGTTTTATGTGTAACTAAATGGCTCGGTACTGAAATAATTGATTATGTTAAAAAAGCTTATGCAGACGAAATGTCTATAACGATAGCAGATGTAACAACAGCAGTTTCAAGAACCGAAGATGTTATAACGTTTAGTGCTACAGGTCAAGCAACATATACTTTATATTCTGATTTAACATCAGGAACAGGATTTATTGATATTGGAGACCACGGTGCTCAACAAGTTGCTAGACAAAATTCATTTGCTACCCAATTAGCACAAGAAGATGGAATAGGATCAGCTGGTATTAATACGGCTGTGTTTATACGTGGAACAATGCCAGGATTAGGATATACTTCTGGACAAATTGATGTGCCTGGCTCATTATTAATTGAAATGGATAGTCCTCAACAAGCAATATCATTATCTAAATTCTTAAATGATGCAGTTGGTACAGCCGAAGTAACAGTAGCTAGTAATATTAAAATTTATACGCAAGATAGTAAACCAGAATTTGATAATAACCAATATGTTGGACCAACATTTTTAATTAAAAAAACATTATCTCAAGGTGGATCGACAGCAGATATAACAAGTTTTGAAGTTACTGAAGCTAACACTTATTTTTTAGATTATTCATTAAAATTAGGTTCTGCTTATGCCGTAGGTTGTATTAGAGTTATTTCAGATGGTACTAACGTTCATTATATTGATGATAGAACTGAAACAACAGATACTAGTGAAATTACATTTAGTACTCCTGCAATTAGTGGCGGATTAGTTAAGTTACAATACACGAATACGAATGCTACTACTGATGCTACACTATCATATGTTTTAAAACGTTGGTTAACAAGTTAATTTTTGTCCACGATTTTCAAACATTTTACATTGACAAATCCATTAATGTCTAGTATTGTTATATATACAGAATAAAAAGAGTTTGAAGATAAGAATTAACAATGAATATTACAACTGACACCACAGCTGAACTTTATATTATTAAAAGAGACGGAAGAAAAGAATTATTAGATATTAATAAAGTTCATAAAATGACTGAAGCGGCTTGTAATGGACTTACAGGTGTGTCATCGTCACAAGTTGAAATGAATTCAGGTTTACAATTTAGTGATGGAATGTCAACAAATGACATTCAAGAAGTTTTAATAAAATCAGCAAATGATCTAATTACTTTAGATAATCCTAATTACCAATATGTTGCGGCAAGGTTACTTCTTTTCTCATTACAAAAACACGTATTTGGTAAATGGTTGCCATTGGATGGTTATATTCCATTAAGATACTTGGTATCAAGAAATATTGAACGTAAGGTATATGATAACTCAATCTTAGAAAAATTCTCTGATGATGAATGGAATAAACTTAATAGTTATATTAAGCACGAAAGAGATTGGGATTTTACATACGCAGGTCTTAGGCAAGTTGTAGACAAGTATCTTGTACAAGATAGATCATCTGGTGCTGTTTATGAAACACCACAATATATGTATATGATGATTGCTTGTACATTGTTTGCTAACTATTCATCAGACACAAGAATGAAATATATTAGAAAATATTATAATGCTATTTCTACTTTTAAAATTAATATTCCTACACCGGTAATGGCTGGAGTAAGAACACCTATGAAACAATTTGCAAGTTGTGTTCTGGTTGAAGTTGATGATACACTTCCAAGCATTTTTTCAAGTGATATGGCTATTGGTAGGTATATTGCACAAAGAGCCGGTATTGGTATTAATGCAGGACGTATTAGAGGTATTAATGCTAAAATTAGAGGTGGCGAAGTAGCACACACAGGAGTGATTCCATTTCTAAAAAAATTCGAATCAACTGTAAGATGTTGTACACAAAATGGTGTACGTGGTGGTAGTGCAACTGTGCATTTTCCTATTTGGCATCAAGAGATTGAAGACATACTTGTATTAAAAAATAACAAAGGTACAGAAGATAATAGAGTTCGTAGATTAGATTATTCAATACAAATTAGTAAATTATTTTATGAAAGACTTTTATCTAATGAATATATAAGCCTTTTTTCACCTCACGAAGTGCCAGGATTGTATGATGCATTTGGTACAGATCAATTTGATGCGTTGTATGTTAAATATGAAAAAAGTAAAAGTATTAGAAAAATAAAAATACCTGCACAAGAATTGTTTAATAATCTTTTAAAAGAAAGAGCAGAAACTGGTCGTATCTATATTATGAATATAGACCATTGTAATAGTCACTCATCTTTTAAAGATAAAATTAATATGAGTAACTTATGTCAAGAAATTACATTACCTACTGCTCCTCTCCAACATATTGATGGTGATGGTGAAATAGCTCTTTGTATTTTAAGTGCTATTAATGTTGGTATTATAAAAGATTTAGATGAGTTAGAAAACTTATGTGATTTGTCAGTTAGAGCTTTAGATGAAATTATTGATTATCAACAGTATCCAGTTAAAGCGGCTGAAATATCAACTAAAGCAAGAAGAAGTTTGGGAGTTGGATATATTGGTCTTGCACATTACCTAGCTAAACACGGTGCAGGATATAACGAAAAGAAAGCATTAAAAGTTGTACACGAATTATCTGAAGCATTCCAATATTATTTGATTCAAGCATCAATGAATTTAGCACAAGAAAAAGGTAGATGTGAATATTTTAAAAAAACAAAATATGCAGATGGCTTAATGCCAATTGATCATTATAAAAAAGATTTAGATAGTATATGTAATACAACATTAAAATTAAATTGGGAAAAATTAAAAAAACTAGTAAAAGAGTTTGGTATGAGAAATTCAACATTATCAGCACAAATGCCAAGTGAAAGTTCTTCTGTTGTTAGTAATGCTACAAATGGAATAGAACCACCTAGAGGATATTTGTCAGTTAAAAAAAGTAAAAAAGGTCCACTAAAACAAATTGTCCCACAATATAAAACATTAAAAGAGTATTATACCTTGTTATGGGAGATGCCAAGTAATGAAGGTTATATTAACATTGTATCAATTATGCAGAAATTTTTTGATCAAGCAATTTCAGGTAATTGGAGTTATAATCCTACGCATTTTGAAAATAATGAAGTGCCAATGAGTGTTATGTTTAAAGACTTATTAACAACTTATAAGTTAGGATGGAAAACTAGTTATTATCAAAATACATATGATTTTAAAACTGATGCGTCAGTTGAAGTAGAAGTTGCTCCAATTCAAATTGCGGCACAAGAGTTTGCAAAAGCAAATTTAGAAGTAAAAGCTGATGAAGATTGTGATTCTTGTGTTATATAGGAAAATAAATAATTTAAATGAGTAAAACAGTATTTAATAGAAACGAAATTGATTTTATAAAAGAACCTATGTTCTTTGGTGCAGATCAAAATTTACAAAGGTATGATATATTTAAATATCCGCATTTGGATAAATTAAATCAAACAATGCTTGGATATTTTTGGCGACCTGAAGAAATTAGTTTGCAAAAAGATAGGGCTGATTATTCTACATTTAGACCTGAACAAAAACATATATTTACAGCAAACTTAAAATACCAAACACTATTAGATAGTGTGCAGGGCAGAGGCCCATCATTGGCATTTTTACCTTATGTTTCGAATCCAGAATTAGAAAGTTGCATTGTAACTTGGGACTTTTTTGAAACAATACACTCACGTTCTTATACACACATTATGAAAAATGTTTATGCTAATCCATCTGAAGTTTTTGACACAATTTTAAATGATAAAGAAATCTTAAAAAGAGCAGTATCAGTTACAAAACATTATGATGATTTTAGTAATGCGGCATTAGATTATACAGTAAAAGGTAAAGGCGATTTATATGAGGTAAAGAAAAAATTGTATCTTGCAATGATTAATGTAAATATCTTAGAAGGTTTAAGGTTTTATGTTTCATTTGCTTGTACGTTTGCTTTTGGTGAACTTAAACTTATGGAAGGTTCAGCAAAAATTATTTCATTAATTGCTAGAGATGAATCTCAGCATTTAGCTTTAACTACACACGTTATTAAAAATTGGCAACAAGGTGATGATATAGATTTCATAAAGATTATCAAAGAATGCGATAGTCAAGTATATGAGATGTTTAAAACTTGCGTTGAAGAAGAAAAGGCGTGGGCAAAACACTTGTTTAAAGATGGAAGTATTATTGGTTTAAACGATAGACTATTATTTAAATATGTTGAGTTTATTGCTAATAAAAGACTAAAAGCAATAGGTATGGAGCCAATTTTTGATCAGGTAGTAACACAAAATCCATTACCTTGGACACAGCACTGGTTATCGTCATCAGGGCTACAAGTAGCACCACAAGAAACAGAAGTTGAAAGTTATATTGTAGGTGGAGTAAAACAAGATGTAAACAAAGACACATTTAAAGGATTTAAATTATAATGTTAAAAGAACAAATAAAAAAAGATGATATCGTAGCATTAAAGCTTGTATCTGGAGAAGAAGTTATTGCAAAAGTTGTTACAGATAACAACTCAATGCTTACAGTTAATAAGCCATTAGCACTAATTCAGACACCACAAGGGATCGCTATGGGTCAGTATATATTAATGCAAGATATAACTGTTCCAGTAGAAATTTCTAAAGAAAAAATTATAGTAATGACTAAAGCTAATTCAGTAGCCGTAGATCAATATGCTAAAACTTTATTGTCATCTAAAAAAATAGCAGGATCACCGCCAGAAGCTAAAATAATTACAAATTAATTTACATTAAATAGTATTATGATGGATACTATTAAAAACAAATCAATTTGTCCTTATGCCTTTCGAGCAGTTAATATACTCTCAAATGCTGAAGTAACACCCTGTTGTAGATGGGTTACCCGTTATTCACCGGTAACTGAATCAGTTGCGAGTAAGTCAACCTCAGTTGTTGATATTTTCCAATCAGAATATTTCAATATTATAAGAAAGAAAATGTTAAATGGAGAAAAGCTTAAGAGTTGTTGGCGATGTTATGAAGAAGAAGATGCAGGAATTAACAGTATGCGTCTTTGGGCTGGACAACATATGGAAGAAAGTACAGAGTTAAATTTAGAATATTTAGAAATCGAATCTGGTAGGTTTTGTAATTTAAAATGTAGATCTTGTAATCCTTACACGTCAAGTGGATTTCATCCAGAGATTAAATCTTCAAAATTTATGGCTGATCATTTTCGAATGGATGTAAATGATAAAATGCTTGATCCTAAAAATCAATTAAATAATGCTTTCTTAAGTTTATCACGTAAGCAATCACAAAGTTTAAAGTATTTGAGAGTAACTGGAGGAGAACCTTTTTTAAGTGAATATTTTTTAGAATATATAATAAAGCTTAATGATTGGGGAATTGCAAAAAACATTACTTTGGAAGTTTTTACTAATTCATCGTTCTTTCCAAAAGATAAATTTTTAAAAGCTTTAGCACAATTTAAAGCAGTTAATTTATCTTTAAGTATTGACGCTATAGGTAAAAGAAGTGATTATTTACGATCTGGTAGTGATTGGAAAGTAATTGAAGATACAGCAAGAAAATGGTATAGATTTTCAGTAGAGAATCCAGTTATTAACTTTCATATTAATACTACAATATCTATCTATAATGTATTATATTTGCAAGAGCTTTTTGATTGGATTTATACAGAGTTTCAAATACGTCACTCAAATGAAACATTAGTTCATAAACCACAGTATATGAGTATAACTAATTTTAGTCCAGATGTTAAACAAAAAATAGTTGAATCTTTACAAAAAAATAAACAAATTTCTGGTAAAAGGATACGAGAAAGGGTTGTACATTTTATTAATGATTCAAGAAAGCTTACAAAATATGCTGTACCTAGTAAAATGAAAAGCTTTATTAATATAACAGAAACTATAGATAAAATTAGAAATGAAAATTGGAAAACTGTATTTCCTAAATTGGAAGAGTTAATTAATGGATATTAATAAAAGTAAAGTTTTCTGTCCTTATGTCTTTCGAGCAATGGATATATTATCAGATTCATCTGTAGTGCCTTGTTGTAGGTTTGATGGAAGGCCAGAAGTTGATCGCGAAATAGTTAGTGACCAAAATTCACTAGATAAAATTTTCTCTTCTAGTTATTTCGATAATTTAAGAAAGAAAATGTTAGCTGGAGAAAGAATTAATGGTTGTTGGAAGTGTTATAAAGAAGATGATTCTGGAGTTAAAAGTATGCGAGTTGGCGCCAAGCAATTTATGGAACAAACTACAGAGTTAAATTTAGAATATTTAGAAATCGAGTCTGGTAGGTTTTGTAATTTAAAATGTAGGTCTTGTAGCCCTAATGTTTCAAGTGGATTTCATCCAGAGATTAAATCTTCAAAATTTATGGCTAATCATTTTCAATTGGATGTAAATGATAAATTGCTTGATCCTAGGAATCAATTAAATAAATCTTTGTTATATATTACACAAAAGCAATCACAAAATTTAAAGTATTTGAAAATAACAGGCGGCGAACCTCTTTTAAGTGAATATCTTTTAGAGTATATGCAAAAGCTTAATAGTTGGAATTTATCAAAAAATATTACTTTGGAAATTTATACTAATTCATCGTTTTTTCCGAAACAAAAGTTTTTATCTGTTTTAAAAACATTTAAACGAGTTTATCTATTTTTAAGTATTGATGCTATAGGTAAAAAATCTGATTATATGAGATCAGGTAGTGAGTGGAGTACAATGGAAAAAGTTGCAGATGAATGGTATAATTTTTCAGTAGATAATAAGAATATTGTTTTAGATGTTAGTACTACAATATCTATCTATAATGTAATGTATTTGAAAGAATTATTTAATTGGACAACCGAACATCTTAAAATAAAGTGGCCATCTGTAAACTTCGTACACGATCCTTCATATATGAGTGTGCCTAGTTTTAGTGCTAATATTAAAAATAAAATACTTGAAATATTAAAAAAACAATGGAATCAGAATGATATGACTACAGGTGAGTCAAGTCGATATAAAAAACTTATAAATTTTATTGAAAATACTCATAATTCTGGCCAGATGCAAGAATTTATTAAATTCACAGAAAACGTAGATAAAATTAGAAATGAAGATTGGAAAGTTGTATTTCCTGAATTATATAGCTTATTAACTGGGTATAAAAACAGTATATAAATACTGTTATGCTACAAGTAACAAGACTAGGAGATATATGTACAGGACACGGATGTTGGCCTCCTCGGCCCAATGTAAGTGCTTCTTCAGATGTGTATGTAAATGGAATAGCAGTTCATAGACAAAGTGATTCGTGGGATGTTCATTGTTGTGTACTTTTATGTCACGATAGTATATTAGCGGCAGGGTCTTCTACAGTTTTTGCAAATAATCTTCAATTAGGTAGAGTTACAGATCCAGTTGCTTGTGGAAGTACTGTAGCACAAGGTTCATCAAACGTTTTTGCAGGAGGATAATAATGTCAAAAGATATATTTGGGATAGGTAAAGATACATTAAATTTTCCAAATGATATAGTTCCAGTATCAAGTCAGATGAGTGAGACACAAAAGAATTTAATTAATAGTGGATTACTTGATCAGGTTGATTATACTGACGCTTGGGGAAGAACATCTAAAGCATACCCAGGTTTAAAAAATCCTCACGAACCTGTTTTAAAGAAAATTGCAAATGGATGGAATGAAAGAATGTCAGTAATGCCAGATAATTGGGATCATACTGATTATAGTATAAGATCTATAGTAGATGGTGCGGCATTAGGTAACGGATTTACTTCTAGAAAATTAACTAATACAGAAATAACTGATATAAAATTTTCAGAAGGTATTTTAAAAGATTTTACATTTTTAACTAATAGACAAAGTGGAATGGATATTATGGAATATGCCAATCCTTTAAGTATGTGGTCTGTTATGGGAAAAACTGGTACGTATGGTGGTAGAGTAGGTTTGCCGACTACTGCAAGTTTTCCAAATGGTATTGTTGTTCCAGGAGTAGTGAATTATTTAGGTGTTGCTAGAACTATAAATCAATTAGGACAAATTTTAACTAAAGTTCCAAAAGGATATACATCAGGCCCTTGTAAATGGATAGAAGATATAATGAAAGCATTAATGAAAGGTGGATCTATATTAGCAGATATATTGCAAAAAGTATTAGATGTACTTGGCATTATTGGTTTGATTAATTCTATACTTGGTATGATTAGATTGATATTGGATATAATACTTGAAGATTTAAGAACTTTAGGTAGTGCTATTGAAAGAATGAAACAAGCCGCTTTATCTGGATTATTAGAAATGTTAATGAAAGATCCTTGTATGAGATATCTTATAACAGCAGGGTTGGCAGTAGCTGGTACAATTGCTATATTAAAAACCACCTCGCTCTAGTTTCGGTTGACAAATACAAAATATCTGTTATAAATAGTATTAATAAAAGTTTTGTCGTTTTGGCAAAATTTTTTTGACTGGAGGAAATTATGACGCAATTAATTAATCCTAAAAAATTTACAGATGTAACGGGCCGTTTACGGTCCTTTTTTTTGGGTAAAAATTTCCAAGAAGTACATACACAAAATCGGTTAAGCATATTAGCCGCTTGTGAAGACCCTCAAACAGTCTCAACCTATAATTACTCAGGTCAAGTCTGGCCATTGCCACAAACAGGCCAGATGTGGCTCGAATATGAATTGCTTAAGAACCCAGCTGTGCCTGGGTTTTTTTGTATTAGCACTTCCTATAGACAAGAACCACATCCTATAAAAGGACGACACGATTTAATATTTCCAATGTTTGAATTTGAGTTCCCTGGAACAGTAGTGGAATTAGAAGCTATGGAAAAAGAGTTACTTGAATACTTAGGTTATTGCAATAAAAATACTATAGTTGTTAAAAATTATACTGAATGGGCAGATAGCTTTGGAGTAGAAGAATTAACACATAAACACGAAGAATTAATGTGTAAAAATAATCGTGTGTGTATGATTAAAAACTTTCCAAATTATACTAGTCCATTTTGGAATATGAAACAAAATGGTAATAATACAGCATCTAAAATTGATGTAATTATTGCAGGACAAGAGACAATAGGGTCAGCTGAAAGATCATCAGATCCGGAACAAATGAAAAAACAATTTCATACAATTAGTGGTGGTTTGTATGCAGAATTATTGTTTGGACAATTTGGAAAAGATAGAGTAATTAAAGAATTAGATGACTTTTTGGAACTAGATTTTATACCTAGAGTTGGTGGAGGTATAGGATTAACTAGATTAATAAGAGCCGACACAATAATGAATAATTAGTTATTTTTAACTTTTATTCTATAAATCTATTAAGCCATTCCTTTTCTTCTTTTTTTCATTGCATTATTATAAATTTAGTGTATAATTATTGTTGTAACGTTGAAGTTATCATAATAGGTTATATGGACGTCGGGGCAGTACCGACCACCTCCACCAATATTATACAAGTTTCGGGGGTGAACTAGGATCGACAGTAATTTAAAAGGTAATGGAGTTGCCCCGATGTAAGCTGGGTTAACGCGAACACACTTATAAATGCAGATGAAAATCTAGCACTTGCGGCCTAATTTATAATTAGGTCCGGGGTTGGCAACTTACCTGGCAACAGAAAAGTTGCACTTTGAAAGGGGATATGAGTAGTTTTAAAAAAGTTATAGATTTTTGGAAGCAAAGTTATGTGTCAGATCCGATAGCATTTTGTTTTGAAATGGCGTCAACAATATTTGTTATTATAGGGTCATTTGTTTTAACTATTACAATTTTAGATTTGAAGCCACATATTTTTATTCCTTTTTATTGGATTGGTAGTGTTGCAGGGTTTATTGGAGCATATCGCAGAACATTACCTTGGATAATGGTTTTAACTTTTTGGTTCATTATTTTAAATAGTGTTGCCCTTTGGAGATTATTTTTTTAAAGAAATTTATGTCGATAAAAAATAAAATATCTGTATGGGGTGATAATTTATCATTACTTGAAGGTATAGATAGATTGCAGTATCTAGTAGATTTAGCAGATAAGAGAACTTCTTTATCTAGTGATAAAAGAGTTGATGAAAATAAAATTGTTGGTTGCATATCTAAAATTTGGGTTGATATTAGATTAGAAAGTAATAAAGTTGTCGCTGATTACGATTCAGATGCAATGATAACAAAAGGAATAACAAGTGTAATTTGTGATTGTTTTACAGGTGCTACAAAAGAAGAAGCTGGTTCTGTTGTTGTAGAAGATTTTAAAAACCTTAATATTAAACAATTATTAACAGTACAGCGTCAAAATGGGTTAGGAAACCTTATCAATACAATTATAAACAAGTCCCAGAAGTTATAGTAGCAGTTAATCCTCGATTAGCATTAGTTTAAATAAACTATGCAGGCTTTAATTAGAGGTATAACCGCAATCTTCGTAGCATTTTTGTTACTCATTGCAACACCATCTTTAAGTAGTTACTCTAAAGATAATAGTGCATCGTCTGAGAATTTTATTCTGGATTTTAAAATTAAAGAAAATTTTATTCTAGATTTTAAAATTAATATTTCATATGGATTAGGTTGGCGAGTAGATGTACCAGATCCAATCGTAATTGTGCCTGGAAAAGAATATAAAATTAATCTTATGGTAATTAATGATCTGGAGTCAACTAAATTAGCGAGTGTAATGTGGGGATATTTGCCATCAGGAGTTGCAAAGTATATTACTATAAAAGAATGTTTTTGTTATAATATTAATAAGTTAGATGGTAAAAGAATATCAGAATTACCAATTATTTTAAGTATTGACCCAGCTATATTAAAAGATAGAAAATTTAAAAAAAATAAAAAAATATTAATCAGATTTAATTTTTATCCATATATAAAACGTTGACTATTATATAATTATAGCATATAATAAGTTACAATGAGTGTAATCGGACTATCGCTGGAAACAGAGGAAAGTCAGGACACAGGTGGATATGTGCAAGTCCAAATAGAGTGTTAACAACCACCGGGACACAGGGTAGGACGCAAAGGTAGATGATAGTCTAAAACAGAATCCTGCTTACGGATTATATTCGTTGCAAACCCGGAAGGGTGGCTGAGCGGTTGAAAGCACTGGTCTTGAAAACCAGCAAAGATGCAAGTCTTTCCAGAGTTCGAATCTCTGCCCTTCCGCCAGTTAATAAGGAAGGAAAAATTATGGATGAAAATGATATAAAATTAAGTGAAACTTATGAAGTCATTTGGAGTGAAGTAGGTAAGTTAACAAATAAAGGTACAGAACCACTTATGATTGCTGGAACATTAATGGCTCAAGCTATGAGGTTATATAAAACAGCTTTATCAGAAGATGACTATGGTAGAATGATGCAGTCAATTATGGATAGTAAAGATGACGTAAAACCGTATGGACCAAATGATAAGACTATGTTGCACTAAAATAAATATATATAAGAATAGGAAATAATAATGACATATTACGTAAATCAAAATTGTATTAAATGTAAATTGACAGATTGCGTTGAAGTATGTCCAGTCGACTGTTTTTACGAAGGCGAAAATATGCTCGCGATTAATCCTGATGAGTGCATAGATTGTGGAGTTTGTGAACCTGAATGTCCAATTGATGCAATTAAACCAGATAGTTTTGAAGAACCAGATAAGGAAAAATGGATAGAAACTAATAAAAAAGTTTCTTCAGGTGAAGATCGTTGGCCAGTTATAACAAAAATAAAAGAACCTATGTTAGACTCTGACACATATAGACCAGAGAATTATGGAAAAGATAAGTCTGAATTCTTTTCAGATAAGCCTGGAACCGGAGATAAGAAGTAATGGGAAAAAAATTTAGTGAAAAATGGCGTGAAGAAAAAGAAGCTAAAAAGAAAAAGAGATTAGAAAAAGCAGGTAACACATCTGATCCAGAAGTAGGTAAAGGTTTAGATAAAGTAATAAAAAAGAAAACTAATATTGATCTAAATACTTTTAAAGATAAGCATTTATTCATTGCCACACCAGCCTATGGCGGTTTAGTTGGCGAAGCATATTTAAAAGCTATGGTAAGAATTGGTATATTGTTTAAACAATATAATTTAAATTTTACACTTTGTACAATAGCAAATGAATCGTTAATTACTAGAGGTAGAAATACCTTGACTGCTATGTTTATGAGTGATCCTAAATTTACAGCTATGATGTTTATTGATGCAGATATTCATTTTGAAGCTGAATCAGTTCTTAAATTATGGGCACATTTAAATAATCCAAATAATGATGTAGATGTGGCAGTAGGTTCGTATCCAAAAAAATCAATTAATTGGAAACAAATTCACGACGCTGTTAAGAATAAAGGTGCTGATGTTGAAGAAATGCAAAAGTATCAAAGTTCTTATGTATTAAACATTCGTGCAGATGATAAAGGAAGGATACCATTAAAGGACGGATTGATTCCTGTTTATGATGGTGGCACTGGCTTTATGATATTTAAAAGAGAAGTAATTCAAGAAATGTTTGATAAATGGCCAGACTTACATTATAAAAATGATTTAAATACAAATCCAAAATATGATCCTTATATGTATGCTTTGTTTGATACAATGATTGATCCTAAAACTAGACGTTATCTATCAGAAGATTATACTTTCTGTAGACGTTATCAAGAGCTTGGTAGAACAATTTGGATGGATCCTTCAATTAATTTAGATCACCAAGGAAATTATTTGTTTAAAGGTAATATTTCTAATCAGTTTACATATACCGGTGAAGCAACTATGGAAGAAATGAAAACTATTAATGAACAGATGGAAAAAAATACAAGGCCAACACCTAATGAGGGGATAGTTAATACAGAAAAACAACAAGAACAAAATAAAAATAAAGATGACAAAAACAACTAATTGGCATACAGCTGACAGTTTATATATTATTAATAAGAAAAAAATAAAGCATATTCCAAAAAAGGTTGCTAGTATTAATTGGGTAGGAATAGATTGTGTATATAAAATTAAAATTAATAATAATGTTGTACACGTGGGTCGATCAGATACTTGTAGAAAGCACGGCGGGGCTGAGAAAACACGTAAAGCATTAGTTCAATTAATGGGTTGGGAAACAACAAATCCAGGAATTTTTACTACAAAGCTTTGGGAAAATATTAAAAAAACGCATAAACCTAAAATTGGCAATATTAAAATTGGAATTATAGCGACAAGTGACATTGAAAAAGTGTATAATAAAGAAGTAATATGATATTTAAAAGTAAAAAAGATCACTTATTACATCAAGTTTTTAAAAGCTTAAATAACTTTGTAGACAAGAAGATGTTTAAACAATATAAAAACGACAATCTAAAATCATTAGAATACCTAGCTCACAAGACCGGCCAATTAAAATTAGAATATAAAGAATTATGGGTCTGTTGGAAATGGTATAACTATGATCGTCCTAAAAGAATAGCTAAAAATGATTTAGCTCATAGTATGATGTACTATGAACAAGATACAAAGATGTTAGCAAGGGCGGTTGCACTAAGAAAATTTTCTGAAAAACTTTTTAAAGGAGGAGATTATGAACCAATCATCGGGACTTTTCAAGCGACACGAAAATCTATCACACAAGGTGAAAATGTTGGAAAAGGAGAGACAGTTCAATAGAAGCTTTCAACATAAAGCTGAGTTACTACGACTTAAAAAAGAAAAATTGTATATTAAGGAGCAAATAGAAAAATTAAAGTAAAATGAAATTAGATTTACACGGACAGTCAGTACACGATGCTTGGACTACTTTTAAAGATTGGATTTATGAGCAACAAGGAGACAATGATATTAAATCAGTAAATGTTGTTACAGGAAAAGGACAAATTTTTCTAGAATTTCCAGAGTGGTGTACTGATATGTCTTTTATTAGGGAAATTAGTGTGCATAAGTCAGGTGGTGCATATCAAATTTATTTTTATAGAAAGAGATGAGAATAGAACTTGACAAATCCAATAATCCATTATATATTAGTAAGTAATATGAGGACTTAACGTCAACCCTCTTTAAACATTCTGCCGTTATATAGGAGAAAAAAATGACTAGTGATATTAGTTTTGAAGAAGCAGTAGATAAAATAATTGACGAAGATGCTGATTATGAAAATGTAACAGAAGAATGTTTTACGTCGACAAAAAGTTTTTATAACTTTCCTTGTGCTCATAGACAATATAGGCACGAAGGCAATTGTCATTTAATTCACGGATACAGTAGAAGTTTTCATTTTGTATTTGGTATTAAAACATTTACAAAAGAAGGTTTTGCAGTAGATTATGGTGACTTAAAAGAATTAAAAGCACATTTAGATCATATGTATGATCATACTTTAGTTTTAGATGAAGATGATCCACATATAGATACTTTTAGAAAACTAGAAAATGCAGGTGTATGTAGAATTAGGACTCATCCAATGGGGCCTGGTATGGAAGGTACAGCTCATTATTTGTGTGAATGGACAGACAAATGGTTGCGTAAAAAAACACGGGGACGTGCTTGGGTTATTAGTGTAGAAGCAAGAGAAAATGATAAAAATAGTTCAATATATACAAATCCAGATGCTGGGTTTAAAGGCTGGACTGGATAAAGTGCCACTTAACCTTGATCTTAAAACTCAATAAATAATAATATGTTATTAACGATACTAACATTATTATCGGCATTATCGATTAGTGCGGTTGCAATTTTCTATTCTATAGCGGGGTTAGCCGCTATTTTTGCCGGCGCGGCCATACCTATTATGGTAATGGGTTCTGTACTTGAAGTTGGTAAATTAGTAACTGCTTCGTGGTTGTATCAGAATTGGAAACTCGCCCCTAGATTTTTAAAGTTTTATCTAACAATAGCTGTTTTAGTTTTAATGTTTATAACATCAATGGGTATCTTTGGATTTTTATCTAAAGCACACGTTGAACAAACAGCACCATCAACTCTTATTGTACAAAAAATAGAACAAATAGATGAACGAATAACTCGTGAAAATTTTAAAGTAGAAAGATTTACTAATGATATTGATAGGTTAAACACAGGAACAAATGTTAGAGTAGATACATTAATAGATACAGAACAAGATAAATTAGAATCAATTTATGCTCGTATAGATAAAGAAATTGCAGATATTACAGCAATTGCTAATACAAATATATCTACACAAAAAGAAAGAATTGAACAGGCTAAAGCAAGAGCCGATAGAGATATTGCACAATTAAATGAAGCTAGAAAGAAAACGTGGGGCAAGAAAAGAATAGATGATGAAATTAGGAAAATTCGTGATAATGAATTAGCTGTGGCATCAAAAGCTCAAGCAGAAATACTTAAAATACAAAATAAGTTAAATGACGATATAAGAGAAATTAAAGATAATTATCAACCTAGTATTGATGCTCTTACAAGTTCTGTATCAGGTTTAACTAGCCAAGCAAATGAAACTACTGCTGAAATTAGTATTAAAGCAGAAGAGCTTGAAGGTAAACTTCAAATAGCATATACAAATATTAATGAGTTAAATGAAGAAAAGTTTATTTTACAATCACAAATTAAACAAATTGAAATAGAAGTTGGTCCAATCAAATATATTGCAGAGTTTGTGTATGGTCAAGAAGCTGATGCAGATATGCTTGAAAGAGCTGTTAGATGGGTTATTATTATTATTATATTTGTATTTGATCCACTTGCAGTATTATTATTAATTGCGGCAAATTACTCATTAAGACAAAGGTTTGGAAAAGGTTTTGGTGATATTGCTGAGGATAAACTGGGAGGTTCAAAATTAGATGACTATTGGAAAGATAGATATCAATCTATGAAAGATGATCTTGGTAGGTTTAATGAACAGAAAAGCAATGAAGATGTTGCAGTAGATATGCCAGAAGTAACATATAATTTAGGTGAAGTAAATGCAGATACAAGTAATGAAATGCCAGTTGAAGATTATATGGATGAAATTGCATATGATATAAATGATACAGGTGATTTAGAAATTTCAGCTGAAGATGATGAAGTAGAAATAAAACAAAAGCATTATGAAAAACTAGTACGCACTTCAAAGAATTATAGTAATCAACTAGAAGAGTTTAAAAGAAGAGAACAAGAAGAAAAAGAAGTATTAGAGGAAGTTTCTCGTAAAGCTATACAAGAAGATAATGAATCAGTTGGTAAAAAAGAAGAAGAAGAACCAGTTAGCATTAAAGAAGATGAAGTAACGCCAACAATTATTGAAGATGTTAAGATTACAGATTTATCCGATGAAGATGTTAAAAAAAAGACTTACAAATCAGAGAAAGAAGAATAAAAAAAATTGACATTAATGATGAAGTTAATATACAATTAAGAGAAATAAAAAAGACTATTGATATGGAAGGTATTCACAAAAGAACACAATCAACTCTTAAAGTAGGAGCAAAAGCTGAAACAACCGATTTTGCAACCGATAAGCGATGGATGGTTGATTGGGAAAATAAAAACAAATGAGCAACAAAGAACTTAAAATGAAATGTTCGTTTTGCGAAAAGACTAGAGCTGAATCTCATAAATTAATAGCAGGACCTAAAGGAACATTTATTTGTGATGAATGTGTAAAGCTTTGCCACGATATTTTAAAAGAAGGAACGGCTGAAAATGAGTCAAAAGAATTTGCAATCCCTGATCCAAAGAAGTTACACAGTTTTTTAAATAAACATATTATTGGTCAAGATAGAGCAAAGAAAATTGTGAGTGTAGCAGTTTATAATCATTATAAAAGAATTGTTAATAATTTAATAAAAGAAGATGGGCAAGATGAAATTGAAAAATCAAATGTATTAATTCTTGGGCCATCTGGTGTTGGAAAAACACTTATAGCAAAAAAAGTTGCTGAATATGTAAATGTGCCATTTGCTATTGCTGATGCAACTACAATTACTGAATCTGGGTATGTTGGTGATGATGTTGAAAACATTGTAACTAGATTATTACAACAAGCAGAATTTAATGTTGGAAAAGCTGAACGTGGAATTATATACATTGATGAAATAGATAAGAAAGCTAAAAAAGGTGAAAATGTTTCTATAACAAGAGATGTATCTGGAGAAGGTGTTCAACAAGCTTTATTAAAAATTATTGAAGGTACAACTATTAGAGTTCCCCCACAAGGCGGTAGAAAACATCCTGGTGCAGAAATGATTGAAGTTAATACAGTAAATATATTGTTTATTGTTGGAGGAGCATTTGTTGGAATAGATAAAGTTATTAATAAAAGAGCTAACAAGTCGTCGGGAATTGGATTTAATCAATCAGTTACTTTAGTTGATACTGAATTTGACGAATGCGAACCAGATGATTTAATTAAGTACGGATTAATACCTGAGCTTGTTGGTCGTTTACCAGTAATAGTAGGATGTCATAGTTTAAGTAAAGAAGATTTAAAAGCAATTATGTTAGATGTAAAGAATTCATTAGTTAAACAATCTCAACGTTTGTTTAAAATGGAAAAGGTAGATCTAATATTAACTGATGACGCAGTTGACTATGTAGTAGATGAAGCATATAAAAAGAAACTTGGTGCTCGTGGATTAAGAGCTGTATTAGAGAGTGGGTTATTAGAAATACAGTATGAGTTACCAGAGTATAGCGATAGTGGAGTAAAAGAAATAACAGTAAGTAAAAAAACATTAAAAGGAGAAAAACCAATGCTCACTTATGAAATGAGTGTTGAAAAAAATAAAGATAACGGTACAGATGCAAAAGTATGAAGCAAAGATTTAGTATTAACATTAACAAAAATCAATTCAGAAAACAACAAGCATTAATTAATCATAATATTAGATCTAAAGAAGTTAGGTTAATATTAGAATCATCACAAGATATTATTAGTACGCAAGAAGCAATAAGTTTAGCTAAACAACAAGAGTCAGATTTAGTATGTGTTAGTACAAAGTCAAATCCACCTATTTGTAAAATTATGGATTATGGAAAATATTTGTATGAGCAAAAAAAGAAGCAAAAGTTGGCAGATAAAAAGCAAAGAGAAGCAATTGTTGATTTAAAAGAAATACAGTTTAGACCAGCAACAGGTATAGGTGATATAAAAGTAAAAACTAAGAAAATACAAGAAATTTTAGATGGTGGAGATAAAGTAAAATTAATAATGAAATTACGTGGTAGAGAGAATGCTATGAAAGATTTTTGTATGGAAAAGTTTAAAGAATTCCTTACATTTGTGGAAAATTATGACTTTGATTATAGACCTAGCATTCAAGGTAATAAAATACTTGCAATTTTAAGAAAGAGTGTTATAATAAAGAACAATGACTGAGAAACCTAGAAAAAAGTACGACATTAAACAGTACAGTAATTTTGGAAAGTTTGATTCAAAGCCTTTTAAAAGAAAAAGACGTGAACCAGATCCACCAGGGTTAGCTGTTGCAGTTGATGGTGAAGACGTAATGAAGGCTTATCGAAGGCTTAAAAAGAAGATTCTTAAAGATGGACTTATGGATGAAATAAAAGAGAGAAAATATTATAAGAAGCCAAGTGAAAAAAAACAAATAAAATTAAAAGAACAAAGAAGAAATATGATGAAAGCCCAAAGAGAACGTGCTATGGAATATGGTATAAGATTTAAAAATTATGATCCTAACACAGCAAGAACTCGTGGCTATTAATGTATTTCCAAGATATTAAATTTCAAAAACATCCAACGTTACCAAATGGTGTACAAGCTCTTTTGGATTTTGGAAAGATTCAATTAAGTATTGTTCGTACCAAATATTCATATGGTGGTGAAAAAGGTTTGTACGAAGCTGGTTTATTAAATGATGAAGGTATGATGCATCTTAAAGGAATTTGGCATCATAAAGATACAGTACAAGGATGGTTAACTGAATCTGATGTAGAAGAATTGGTAGATAAAGTTTGTGAAAAAACAAAACAAACACCTAAAATAGTTAAAATAAGATCAGCATTTAAATAGGAAAATAAAATGGAACCTACTATCGATATTTGTTTAAATACAAACACTACGGGCGATTAGCTCAGTTGGTAGAGCACCTCGTTTACACCGAGGGGGTCATAGGTTCGAGCCCTGTATTGCCCACCACGGGGGTGTAGCTCAGTTGGTTAGAGCGTCCGCCTGTCACGCGGAAGGCCGAGGGTTCGAGTCCCTTCATCCCCGCCATATAGTTAAATAACATTATGCTTACAATAAGAGAACAATTTCCGATATTTAAAAAACTATTGCCAAATGGTAAGAAGTTAGTATATCTTGATAGTGCTAACTCTAGTCAAAAACCTCAAAGGGTAATTGATAGATTATCAAAATTTTATTCTGAAGAATACAGTAGTGTTGGAAGAAGCATACATCAATTAAGTACAATAGCTCTGATGTGTTTAGAAAAAAGTAGAGTAGCAGTAGCAAAGTTTTTAAATGCTCAATCTCAAGATGAAATTGTTTTTACTAAGAGTGCCACTGAAGCAATTAATACAATAGCAGAAAGTTTTGGAAGGACTCAACGTGATCATTATGAAATAATTTGTTCTGAGTTAGAACATAACTCAAATTATCTTCCTTGGCATTTACAAAGAGCTCATAAAAATGCTACAATTAAGTTTATTCCTCTTAAAGATGACTATACATTAGATATGGAACAGTTACCTAAATTAATTACTGAAAAAACTAAAATAATTACAATTACACATTTATCAAATGTTACTGGAGAAGTAGTTGATATTAAAAAGGTTTGTGAAATTGCACATAGCAAAGGTATACCAGTTTTTGTCGATGGAACTCAAGGTGCACCACATATGAAAGTTGATGTACAAGATTTAGATTGTGATTTTTATTGTATTAGTGGTCATAAAATGTATGGCCCATCAGGTGTAGGTGCCTTATATGCCAAAGAAAAATGGATAGAAGAATTATCACCTTATCAAGGAGGTGGTGGTACAGTTCTTGATGTAACGAAAAATGTAATACAATATGCGGATGGCCCAAAAAAATGGGAAGCAGGTACACATCCAGTTGCAGAAATTGTAGGACTTAAAGAATCAATAGATTTTTATTCTGATACTGGATTTGATAATATGTTAAATCACGAAAAACAATTAATGGAATACTTATATGAGAAGTTAGCACTTGATAATGATGTTAAAATATTATGTGGAAATAAACCTAAGGCTGTATTGTCATTTAATACAAAAGGAATACATCACGAAGATATGGCAATATTTCTAGATGCATATGGTATAGCTACAAGGCCAGGCCAGCATTGTGCTATGTTATTTCATAAAAGGTTTGGTTTAACTGGTTCAGTTAGAGTATCTTTAGGTGTATATAATACTAAAGATGAAATGGATTTTTTCTTAGAAGCATTAAGTGAAATTAAGAAAAGACTGTCCTAATTACCATTGACTAATACATAAGTATTTTATATAATAATATTGGCTATAAATTAAATATAATAATAAGGAAAATTATGTCGGACGAAGAAGCAAAAAAAGTTGAAGAACCTAAAGTTGAAGAAAAACCAGCTGAAATTAAAGCTGAAGAAACATCTAAAAAAATTACAAGAAATTTAGATGCTATAGTTGAAGAGTTAGGACAATTAACAGTAATGGAAGCGGCTGATCTTGCCAAGAAATTAGCTAAAGCTTGGGATCTTGATTTAGACGCTCTTACATCTGCTCCAACGGCACAGGCAGGAGCGACTGCTCCAGCTGAAGAAAGTGCAACAGTAACAATAGTTTTAAAAGAATTTAAAGAAGGTGCTAAAATTAATGTACTTAAAGCTGTTAAAGTAATTTTAGGAATAGGGTTAATGGAATCCAAAAATTTTATCGAGGATTTACCTAAAGAAATAAACCAAGAAGTTCCAAGAGATAAAGCTGAAAAAATTAAAAAACAATTAGAAGATGCTGGTGGAACTGTAGAATTCAAATAATGTTAGATGAGTTACAAGTAGATAAAGAATATAAAGAAGGTTTTACTACAGATGTTGAATCTTATACCCTTCCTGCAGGACTTAATGAAGATGTTATTAAAAAAATTTCAAGTTTTAAAAAAGAACCACAATGGCTTTTAGACTGGAGATTAGAAGCATATAAAATTTGGTTGAATATGAAACAACCTGCTTGGGCAGAACTTAATATTAATCCTATTGATTATCAAGCAATATCATATTATTCAGAACCTAAATCTAAATTAAAATCAATGGACGAAGTAGATCCTGAAATTATTAAAACATTTAATAAGTTAGGCATTCCTTTAAATGAACAAAAAGCATTAGCAGGTGTGGCCGTTGATGCTGTATTTGATAGTGTATCAGTTGCTACTACATATAAGAAAGATTTAGAAAAAAAAGGTATATTGTTTTGTAGCTTTGGAGAAGCAGTACAAAAATATCCTGATATAGTTAAAAAATATTTAGGTAGTGTAGTACCAAAAAGTGATAATTATTTTGCTTGTTTAAATTCAGCAGTATTTACAGATGGTTCATTTGCTTATATTCCAAAAGGAGTTAGATGTCCAATGGAGTTGTCTACATATTTTAGAATTAATGCGGCCAACACAGGACAATTTGAAAGAACGTTAATTATATGTGAAGATGATGCATACGTATCTTATTTAGAAGGTTGTACTGCACCAATGAGAGATGAAAATCAATTACACGCCGCAGTTGTCGAATTAGTAGCAAAAGAAAATTCTCAAATAAAGTATTCAACAATACAAAATTGGTACCCAGGTGATGAAAATGGAAAAGGCGGCATATACAATTTTGTAACTAAACGAGGAAAATGTCAAGGACGTAAAAGTAAAATATCTTGGACACAATTAGAAACAGGGTCGGCAATTACTTGGAAATACCCTTCTTGTGTATTAATGGGAGATGAATCGGTAGGTGAATTTTATTCTGTAGCAGTAACAACTGGAAAGCAACAAGCAGATACTGGTACTAAAATGATTCATTTAGGAAAGAATACAAAATCAACAATTATATCAAAAGGTATTTCTGCAAAACAAGGAAAACAAACTTATAGAGGTTTAGTATCAATGGGTAGTAATACTGAAAAGTCAAAGAATTTTACACAATGTGATTCACTACTTATTGGTAATGAGTGTTCAGCACTTACTATACCTTATATTAAATGTAAAACAAAGTCTTCTAAATGTGAACACGAAGCTACAACGTCAAAAGTTTCAGATGAACAATTATTTTATTTGAGATCAAGAGGACTTAAAGAAGAAGATGCTGTAAATCTAATTGTAAATGGATTTGTCAAAGATGTAACTAAACAGTTACCTATGGAATTTGCCGTTGAAGCTAATAAGCTTTTAACAGTAACATTAGAAGGAGCAGTAGGATAATGATTGATAATTTAGATTTAAGAACTTTACAAAAAGAATCTGCACGGGCATTAATAGTAATGCAAAATGCTGATAATTTATCATTAGCAGAAATTAATCATAAAGTAGATCACGATTCAACTATATTTTATAAAAAAGTTTTAGAAAAATACATAGAATTATTTGGAGACTTACCAAGTCATACAGAACAAGGAAAACAAGTAAAGTTAATAATGGAGTAATTATGATAACTCAAATGGAAAAATATCAATATGAAGAAATAATAAAGACTTCTCAAAAAGCACAAAAAGAATGGGCTAAAGTTCCAGCACCATTAAGAGGAGAATTAATTAGAGTATTTGGAAATGCATTAAGAGAAAATTTACTTTCTTTAGGTAAAGATGTAACTAAAGAGAGTAAGAAAATATTAGTTGAAGGAATAGGTGAGGTGCAAGAAGTTATTGATATGTGTGATTTTAGTGTTGGTCTTTCAAGACAACTTTATGGACTTACAATGCCTTCGGAAAGAATAGATCATCGTTTACAAGAAATATGGAATCCATTAGGTGTAATAGGTGTTATTACTGCTTTTAATTTTCCAGTAGCTCCTTGGGGTTGGAATTTTTGTTTAGCAATAGTTTGTGGTAATAGTGTTATTTGGAAGCCATCACCTAAAACATTAAAGGTTGCTTATAAATGTAAAGAGATATGGAATAAATGTTGCCAAAAATTATGTAAGTCAACTGGTTTCGAAATGAACCTTTTAGAAATTATTGATGGTTACAATGAACCTGCTGAATGGATGGCCGATGATCCTAATATAAAATTATTAAGTGCTACAGGCTCAACTGCTATGGGTAAAGCATTAGCACCAAGAGTTTCAGCAAGATTAGGAAAAGCTTTATATGAATTAGGCGGCAACAATGCAATGATTGTATCTAATAAAGCTAATTTAGATTTATCTATAAGAGCTATTGTATTCAGTGCTGTTGGAACGTGTGGGCAAAGATGTACAACATTACGAAGATTAATTGTACACGAAGATATATATGATGAATTATTAGAAAAATTAAAAAAGTCTTATATAAGTTTGCCAGTTGGTAATCCAATTAAAAGAGAAAATTTAGTAGGTCCATTAATTAATAAAGAAGCATTAGATAAAATGCAAAATGTTTTAGCACAATGTAAAGAAAAAGGATATAAAATTTATGGTGGAGCACCATTAACTGAATTAGGTGATTCATATGTAAGACCTGCTATTGTAGAAGTTAATGCACAATGTGAGTTAGTAAAACAAGAAACATTTGCACCTATATTATATGTAATGAAATATAGTTCGTTAGATGATGCAATTGAAATTCATAATGACGTTGAACAAGGATTAAGTTCGTGTATTTTTACTGATAATTTACAAGAAGCAGAAAGGTTTATTTCTGCACAAGGATCTGATTGTGGAATTGTAAATGTTAATATTGGACCATCTGGTGCAGAAATTGGTGGAGCATTTGGTGGAGAAAAAGATACAGGTGGCGGAAGAGAATCAGGATCTGATGCTTGGAAACAATATATGAAACGTTCAACAGTTACAATTAATTATGGAAAGACATTACCTTTAGCTCAAGGAATAACCTTTGATGCCTAAAGGGTTTTATAAAGATCCTAACATTTCTTTTGATATTAAAAAATTACAAGAAGCAGTTAAAGAAGTTGATTCAAGAGTAGCCAGACAATCCCCATTAGGTGAAAGAGATATTAATGCAATTTGTTTAACACAAGTTCCAGGAGATCCAAATTCTATAACAGGTGGAAATGTTAGAGGATTATTTTGGACAACACCCGATAGTACATATAAAGAAGTTCAAAGAGAAGAACCTATTAACGAAGAACAATATTCTGAATTTGTAAAATTATTTGAAGATACCTATTTTAAAGAAGTATATGATACATTACTAACCAAATATAAATTGGGTAGAATTAGATTACTATGGAAAATGCCAAGAACAACATTAAGTTGGCATAGAGATCCAGAACCAAGAATACATATTC